GGAGGAGGTACTAAATGACTAACGAAAAACTAGGTGTGCTACTGGTCGATGTGCCAGAGCCGAGGATTTGGGATTATTTTTATCTTGCTGTTATTGCAAGTCACACAGATATAGGGAGTACTAATAGACTAGATGATATGCTTAAATATGCTTATCGCTGCACCCAAGAAGAAGCTAAAAAATACCCACAGTTTAAGTGGGTAGCGTTGGAGGAGTTAACCTAATCTAAGGCTCACCGACTGTCACACGTCGGTTGGTCATTCTGCCGAAAATAAAACGAAAAGGAGGACTCCTTTGTAGATCAAAGTCACATTATGGGCCAATGGCAGTACGGTCAGCCACAAATAAAATAAATAGAAAGTAATTGCAACTGGTATCGCAGTCCAACTCCCTATTGTGGTACGGGTGGGGGACGAATATTACAAAATTGGAGGAATAAAACAATGTATGAAAATGAATTTCAAGTAACAAAACGTCAGGTAGCAGCAGGCGCTACAATTATTGGACTTATTATTTTTGCAGTATTTTTTAGATTGACCGCAGTTGTCAAAATTCCAGCAAATACCGTAGGTGTGAAGGTGTCGGCATTCAACGGAGTACAAGAAAAGACTTTACAGACGGGTTACCATCTGAAAGTCCCATTTGCTGATAAGGTGTATAAATTGCCGACATCCGTTCAGACAAAGACCATGGAAGCTATCACGACACAGACGAAGGATGGTCAGTGGTTGAATACTAATATTGACGTTAAATACAAGGTCAACAAGGCAGAAGCTATGACTGTGTTTACTAACTACACAGACCTAGAAAATGTGAGTAATAGCGTTGTCGCTCCAGCTGTGCAACGGGCCATTGAATCCGTAACTGGCGAGTATGATATTTACGAAGTACTAGGCTCTAAGCGTACAGAAGTTTATGGCAAAATTGACCAAAAACTAAAAGAGCGGTTCGCAACAGATAATTTGGAATTTGTGTCATTCACTATCACAGACCAAGATGCAGGCGATGAAATCGAAAAAGCCATCAAGGATGAATCCGTTAAGCAGAAACAAGTAGATTCAGCTAAACAGGACCAAGAGAAAGTTAAAATCGAAGCAGAAACTAAGAAAATCCAAGCTCAAGCAGATGCAGACGCTGAGGTTATCAAGGCTCAAGGTCAAGCAAAAGCCAACGCTGAATTGAATAACTCTATCTCGGATAATTTGATTCGAATGAAAGAAGCTGAGGCTCGTTTGGAGCATGGCTGGGTTGAAGTTATCACACAAGGGGATGTGATTACGAATCAAGAGTAACAAAAAAGCCAAGGCACTCTCTGCCCTGACTGTGGTAAATAACTCACATACATTATACCACAAAAAGGAGACAGAGAGTGAACAAGGCTAAGGCTATATTAAAGGATTTGAGAAATTTAGATTTGTACATTGCTAGCTTGATTAGACGTCGTGAAAAAATCGAAGCCTCCTTACTATCTAGTCCAAAGTGGACAGCGGATAAAGTTTCGGGTGGAGCAAAAAAGAAGCAGGATGATGTCTATGTTGAATTGATGGCAACCGCTGATGATATAGAAAAGAAAACCGCTGAAGCCATTAAGAAACAACGTGAACTAAAAATATAATAGACAATTTAAATGATGACACCAGCAAAACAATTCTAAGCCTGGTTTACATTGACAAGATGTCTATGTATGATGTGATGGACGAAATGAGAATTAGTGATAGGACATACTACAGATTGCTAAGGATTGCCAGGAAAGAATTGGAGCAAGTTTGGCAGTAAATGGCAGTTTTTGGCAGTGATTGTCAGTGCATGGCAGTTTTAATCTGCTAGAATGGTAGTATCAAGAAATAAGGGTAAGGTAGTAAGCCTTGCCTGTTATGGAGAGTTGGCAGAGTTGGTCGAATGCGCCCGTTTGCTAGACGGGTGGCCGCCTACGTGCGGTCCGTGGGTTCAAATCCCACACTCTCCTTCTGGGAACATGAGCCAAGATTGGAAATTGGCAAGGGTAGCGCCCTGAGCAAGTCCGTGTGACGTCCACGGCGTAACGCTATGTGCAGGTTCGATTCCTGCTGTTCCCGTGTCAAGAGCAAGTAACCCTTGAGAGGTCCTTGGCTCGATGAGGTCAGAGAATTGCATATCGCTCTGACCCAATATGCATACAGTCACACAATGAAGTGTGGCTTTTTAATTTTTGATTGGAGGTGATAAGATTGCTAAAAATTGAGTATGTGCCAATCAACAATATCTTCCCTTATTATAATAATGCCAGAAATAACGATGGGGAAGCTGTTAAAAAAGTAGCAACTTCAATAAAAGAGTTTGGTTTTCAACAACCTATCTTAGTCGATGAAAACAATGTGATAATAACAGGACATACAAGGCTCAAAGCCGCGCTTTCAATTGGATTAAGCACAATACCTATTGCTTATGCTGACAACCTGACGGATGAACAGGTTCGAGCGTATAGACTGGCTGATAATCGTGTAGCCGAGTTTTCAAGTTGGGACAAAGCCGCGCTTGCCTTAGAACTTGAGGCCTTTGAAACAATTGACATGTCAGATTTCGGTTTTGATTTAGCGGGTTTTGAATTAGCTTCGGAAGACGAACTCCCAATAAATGAGTTACGTAAGGATGGGATAATTGACAAAGAACATTACAGTGAATCACATAGAGAAACCACTGTCAACCAATATAATTTGCGTGATTATGACGCAACTCGTGTCGACGGTAAATATAACATTCCATCACTTGAGCCGGTTACCTATGTGCCGAGTAAATTACAAGGTTTTAACTATATCCTTAACAAACCTGATTATTCTGCTGGGATACACTTTTTTCTAGATGACTATCAATTCGAAAGGATTTGGCAGAGGCCAGAATTTTATATCGAAAAACTTACTGAATTCGATTGTGTCTTAACGCCGGATTTTAGTCTTTACCAAGACATGCCGATAGCTATGCAGATTTGGAATGTGTACAGGTCTCGATTAATTGGACAGATGATGCAAAACTATGGTTGTACAGTTATTCCGACTGTATCTTGGTCACGTCATGAGAGTTTTGTATTTTGCTTTGATGGTTTACCACGAAATGCAACTCTCGCAGTATCAACGATCGGGGTTAAAAAATCTTCTGAACAGATGGCTGTATGGCGCTCTGGTATGGATAAGATGATCGACGAGTTATCGCCAAAACAGTTGATTGTTTATGGCGGCGAAGTTGAGTATGATTATAGAGACATAGAAGTTTTTTATTTCGATAACGAAACAACAAAAAGAATGAAAGAGAAAGGAACGTAGTCATGGGAGGCAGAGGCGCTAGTATCGGTGGAGGAGTAAAAAGTGCAAGTCAGTGGGCGAAGGCTATAGAAGAATCCAAGAAAAACGGACCAAGTTCTTATCGCCTAAAGATGTACAAAAAATTAAAGGCAGAACGTGATAACGCAACGGGAGCAGCCAAAAAAAGAGCTCAAAAAAATTTCGATAACTTTAACAAAGGGAAAAAAATACACGACGAAGCTCTAAAGAGAAGTAATGAGAAAAGAAGAGCTAGACTTGATAAACAGAGAGAGGCGGCTAGAGAAGCGTGGGCCCAAACTACCACCACAACATACGAAAAATTCAAAAAAAGACAGACAAGCAAATTCAATGACTGGTATTTTCAAGGTAGATAGTTCTTGGACGCTAACAATGATATAGATAATTTTTAGAATGAGAGAAGTGAGGCGATGGCAAATGGACAAAACTTGATAGTCCCAAGCTCGGACGAAGCTCGAAAAAATGGAAAAAAAGGAGGCATCGCTTCCGGAAAAGCTAGAAGAAAAAAATCAAATCTAAAAAAAGCTTTTGAGACTATTTTACAGGCGGATGTAACAAGTTCAGTTGCCAAAAAACAATTAGAAGATTTAGGTTTTGAAGCAACAAATGAAATGGCTGTTGCAATGATTATGATGCAGAAGGCTATGAAAGGCGATGTTAGAGCTTTTGAACAGATTAATAAACTAGTTGCTATAGATACAAAAGACCGATTGGATAAACAAGAACAACGAGAGCGTATAAAAGCTTTGCAACTAGAAAACAAAAAGCGCGAATTATCGTTGGAAACTAACGAAACACATGAAACTGCACTTGATAGACTGTTCGATAAACTAGAAGAGGAAATAAATGGGAATTGATAGACTATACCACGATAAGCAACTCAGCATCTTAAAACGGGCCTTGCGTGAAGATTGGTACATGATGATAAACCATGGGGCTGTCCGTGCAGGAAAGACCCAGCTGGATAATGATTTGTTTCTCATGGAATTACGCAGGGCAAAGAAAAACGCTAAGTCTTGCGGTGTTGATAATCCTATGTATATACTTGGAGCAACTAGTGCTGGAACATTGCGGACTAACATCTTGCAAGAGCTATCAGAAAAGTATGGGATAGATTTCAAGTTTGACAAGCATGGAAACTTCACATTGTTTGGTGTGTATGTGGTTACGACCTTCACAGGTTCAGTAGCTGGTTTGCGTGCCATCCGTGGTATGACGGCGTACGGAGCCTATATCAACGAAGCGACGCTGGCTAACAAGGAAGTCTTTGACGAAATCCGCAAGCGTTGCTCAGGTTTTGGCGCTCGTATTATTTGCGACACCAACCCAGACCACCCCAACCACTGGCTGAAAAAAGATTACATTGACAAAGCAGATGACAAGAGTATTATTGCTAATCATTTTACGATATTTGATAATACCTTCTTAAATCAGCGTTACATTGAGAACCTTATCGCAACAACGCCGAGTGGTATGTTTACAGAACGTGGTATCTACGGCCGTTGGGTCAGCGGGGAAGGAGCTGTCTATCGTGATTTTAAAGAAGACATGTTAATCTCTGGTGATGATATTCCAATAGACGACATCACTATCTATTATGCTGGTATTGACTGGGGATATGAACACCATGGATCTATCGTTGTCTGTGGACAAACGGCAGATGGTAGAGTCTATCTCTTAGAAGAACACTCGGCGCAGTACCAAGAAATTGATTACTGGGTGGAGATTGCCAAAGACATCAAATTACGGTACGGGAATATCTATTTCTACGCCGACTCCGCCCGTCCTGAACATGTCGCCCGATTTGAACGGGAACATCTAAAATGTGTGAATGCAGATAAATCTGTTCTGAGTGGTATTGAACAAGTGGCTAAGTTGATGAAGCAAGGTCGCTTTTTTGTTTGTTCGGAAAAGGTTGAAAAATTCAAAGATGAAGTCTATCAGTATGTCTGGAATGAGAAAACGGGCGAGCCAGAAAAGAAGAATGATGATGTACTGGATGCACTTCGTTATGCAATCTATTCGCATATGGCTAAACCAAAAGCCAAAGTCAAACGCAAATCGCTATTTGGCTTGTAGAAAGGAGCAAAATGGAAGAAACATTAGTCTATAGTCGCTCATTGTACGATGAGCAGAATTTGGATAAAGATATCATTTACAAATTGATATTAAAGCATGACCAGACCAGTAGTAAGCTCAAGAAGCTAAAAGATTACTACTTGGGTAAGCACGCAATCGAAAAACACACACGCAGAAGCAATCTGCCAAATTTTAAGACGGTTGCCAACCACGCCAAGGATATTGCGGATACCGCCACAGGTTACTTTATGGGCAATGCTATCCGCTATCCTAAGACCGACAATATGGACCTCAAAGACCTTCTGGAAGCCTTTGATAGTGCAGATGTTGATTCGACAGACTCAGACAACGCTTTGAACATGGCAATCTATGGCAGGGCTTATGAGTACATCTATGTCAAAGAAGGTGAAAATGAGCTGGTAACACGTAGTTTAGAACCAGAGAACACATTTATCGTTTATGATGATTCGATTGAGCAGAAACCCTTGTTTGCGGTCTATTACTATCAAACAAAGGACGATGTGACAGAAGAAAGTTATTATCGAGCCCAGGTATTGACCGAAAACTTGCAATATAGCATGTCTTTGCGCGAACAGAAGAAAGAATCAGAAGAAGTTGTTCCACATAATCTTGAAGGATTGCCAATTATCGAGTATCGAAACAATCGCTATATGGTCGGAGATTATGAGCAACAGATTAGTTTGATTGACGCATATAATTCTCTGATGGGGAACCGAGTCAACGACAAAGAACAAGCTATCGAGTCTATTTTGGTCTTGTATGGCGCAACGCTGGCAGATACACTAGAGGAAGCAAGGGAAGCCATGCAGATATTGCGTGAAGAAGGCTTGTTGGAGCTCCCTAAAGATGCAAGTGCAGAGTTCTTGAAGAATGTCTTGGATGAGGCTACGGTCGAAGTACTTCGTAAGGCGCTGAAAGAGGATATTTATACGTTTAGTCATGTCCCTAATCTGTCAGATGAGAATTTCGCAGGGAATACATCAGGGGTAGCTATGGAATTTAAGCTTTTGGGGCTTGAAATGATTACCAAGACCAAAGAGCGATACTATATCAAATCCCTGCACAAGCGCATACAGATTTTTGCGAGCTATTACAACTGGTCACAGATTTACGAAAATGCCAAAGCGATTATTCCGCAGTTTAGCCGTGGTTTACCGAAGAATTTGTTGGAGCTTTCCCAAATCATCAGCAATCTCAAAGACAAGGTTAGTCTGCGTCAGCTTATTTCGCTCTTGCCGTTTGTGGAAGACCCAGATGCAGAGATTAAGGCGCTTGAGAAAGAAAAAGAGACAGCGCAGGAAGAGCCTACATTTAGCCAGAATTTGCCTTATGAAGAGGGTGTGACAGATGGACAATCAGAAGTATTGGGAGAAGCGGAAAGCCCAGCGAATGGTTCAGGCGATGGACCAGGCAGAGCAAACCGCAAAGCAACTCGACGAAATCCACAAGCTAGCAAGTAGGCATATCACTTCTAAGATAGACCAGATTTTTGAGAGTTATCGCAGAGACCACGGACTGACGGAAGATGAAGCTGCTAGGGTGTTGGCTAATGTCAAGGATTTATCTGATATTCGGGAGTTAAAATTAGCTTTACAGAATACAACCGATAGCGACGAGATTCGCCAGTTACTCATCCTGTTAGATTCAGCTCCCTACGCTTCCAGAATTGAGCGATACGAGGCTTTACAGAGGGAGGTGGATAATTTACTCACCCGACTGTATAAAGCCGAAAATGAGGCTTCTAGAGCCTTCTATGATGAATTCATTCCAGATGCTTACTACCATTCGATTTTTGATTTGCAACAGCAGTCTGGTGTGGCATTTGCTTTTAACAGGATTGACCCAGAGGAAGTCAGAGCTATCCAGCAAACGCCATGGCTGGGGGCGAATTACTCTGAAAGGATTTGGGGTAATACTCAAGCCTTAGCGAATGAACTACAAAAGCAATTAGCAGTTAGTCTGTTAACAGGTCGGTCAGCTCACGAGACCGCAGAAGTCATAAATGCCCAATTCGGCAAAGGTAGTTACAACTCACGCAGGTTGGTGCGGACAGAGGCTAGTCATTTCCACGCAGAGATGGAAGCTCTGGCGTATGAAGAAGCAGAAGTTGAGCGCTACAGGCTTGTGGCTGTGTTGGACTTGAGGACATCAAGTATTTGCCGGGAACACGATGGAGAAGTCTACTTGGTCAGCGAAAGGGTGAAGGGAAAAAACTACCCGCCTTTACATCCTTGGTGTAGAACGGTCACTATAGCGCTAGATGATGATGAATGGTTAGCTAAAGCGACCAGAAGCGCCAGAGACCCAGTGACAGGCAAGACTATTCAAGCCCCTGCTAGCATGACCTATAAAGACTGGTATGAGAAGTATGTGGATAAAGCTGCCGATTTAGTTGAAAACAGCGCACAAAAGTTGTATAATCAAGGTATGGATGATTTTCAGAGTAGTGGAGCAATATCAGAACGACGTGGTGATGTTAAAAAGCAACAAGATGAGTTTGCTGAACGTTACTACAATCAGTTACGCAATTCAAAACGTGATTTAGTGATTGATAAGATAGCAAATTCTAGCGGAGTTGATAAGGCTACTGTTGAGAATGCTTTGGCGCATATCTTAGATAACACTTATCGATTGTGGGACAGTGAAGAGTTTGAATATCGGGATAGAAATTTCTATCCACATTATGATATGGCACAAAGTTTCCAACGATTAATGCTTGGAAAACCTAGGGAAAGTGATATAATAATGTTGAAGCATGAGAGTTTGGAGTCGCATTATATGAATGAGTATAATATGGCGTACGATGACGCTCATAAACTTGCAAATGAAAAATATAATTATCAGGAGGCAGATAAACATGGCTAAAATCGATACACAAATGGTGATTTTACACAAAGTTCAAGATGATTCAGATGTGCGCCAGTATTCTGTTGAAACTGGGGATAGTTATGGTATCGCAACATATGATAAAGTAAGTAAAACTTATGCGTATTCTGGTGATGATATTGATAAATTTGCTGATTTTGTCAAAAATACATTAACAAACAGTGTACTTAAAAATAAAATACTACCCAATAAAATCGTCCACGGTTTTGGATGATTGGTGTTTTAATAAAATCAAATAATTCAAGCATTCGAGAAGTCGAGTGCTTTTTTGTTGCAGAAAAACAGAAAGGAGATCGCTATGAAGAAGCGAATGAAAAAGAAATATCGTCCAATTCAAGCTTTGGAACATCGGCTATCGGCTATTTCTACCATGATAGACATTATTGTCAACGGTCAAAGTCGCCTATATAACCGTGTGGTCGAGCTAGAGGAGATTGTCGAACGCAACGCCCAGGCTACCAATTCGAGATTTGATTATCTTGAGAAGAAAGTAGCTAATAGCAACACCAAGAAGTCTTGGCTTAGTAGAAAGTAGGAGAAAAATGGAAAAACAAGTTATTATCTTTTTGAAAAATGGTGAAACATTATTGTTTCAGGGTGTTAATAAAATTGATTTGACTGATGAGCGCATTGCTTTTGATTACTTTGGTAAGAGTACAAACCAAGAAAAAGGCGGGGTGTTCTATTTTGACAATATTGCAGGTTGGTCTGTATCAGCAGAACTTTTTCAATAGGAGGTGGTCCCACATCTTGACAGCAGGAAAGACTGCTTGAAACTACTCTAAATTACTTAAAACTGGTCGAAATTGACCAGTTTTCTTTTTGGTCCAAGCATTGAAGACGGTAAAAGCTATGGAAAAACAGTCGGGGACGACTTTAAAAATAGGAGGTTCGCAATGAACGAAGAAACACAAACCGTTGAAGTGGTCGAAGATGACAAACAGGTAGCAGCTGAACCTGAACAAGTCACAACAGACCCGAAAGACGAAAAGAAGTACACTGATGCCGATGTTGATGACATCATCAATAAGAAATTCGCTAAATGGAAGGCAGAGCAGGAAAAATCCGAATCAGAAGCTAAGAAATTAGCTAAGATGAACGCTGAAGACAAGCAGAAGTACCAGCTTGACAAGCGTGAGCAGGACCTGGCTGACCGTGAAGCAGAAATCACACGCCGAGAGCTAACCGCTGAAGCTAAGACGATTTTAAGCGAACGTGGCTTACCAATCGAGTTAGTAGACGTGGTTAATCTTACTGATGCTGACAGTGTACGCGATTCCATCGATGCTATTCAAAAGACTTGGGAAGCAGCAGTCTTGAAAGGCGTTGCTGATAAGACCAAAGGAAGTGCACCGATGAAGAAAGCGCCAGTGGAATCTGGCCAAATCACTAAAGAACAATTCAATCGCATGGGAGTACGGAGTCGAAATGAACTTTTTGAACGTGACCCAGAACTATATAGAAAGTTACGAGGATAATAAAATATGGCAACAGGAATGACAACAACCACACAGATGATTAACCCCGAAGTTATGGCAGATATGGTATCTTACAAGCTGCCAAAACTCATTAAATTTACACCACTTGCATATGTAGAAACAGCCTTGGTCGGTGTTCCAGGGGATACTTTGACAGTACCTAAATGGACGTATTCTGGTGATGCTACCGAAATCACAGAGGGTCAGGCGATTCCAATCGACCAACTTGGAACGGATAAAACCACAATGACCATCAAACAAGCTGGTAAAGCTATTGAGATTACCGATAAAGCTGCTTTGGTAGGTCATGGCGATGTGTACAGCGAAGGTGCAAACCAAATTGCTCTTGCAATCGCAAACAAGGTAGATAACGATTTGGTTGCAGTCGCCAAAACAGCAACACAATACATTGCAGAAGCACCTACAACAGTAGACGCTATCGATAAAGCATTGACAATTTTTTCAGACGAAGAGGATTGTCGTTATGTTGCTCTTGTCAACCCTAAAGATGCAATCAAGTTACGTGCAGATGCAGGTAAGACATGGTTAAAAGGTTCTGAGATTGGCGCAGATGTCGTTGTTTCAGGTACTTTTGGCGAAGTTTCAGGGGTGCAAATTGTTCGCACTAATAAGGTTGAAGAAGGAAAAGGGTTCCTTGTTAAAGTATCTCCTCTCCAAACAGATATGGACGATGATGCAAAATATGGAGCTTTTGTAATCAACCTTAAGCGAAATGTGCAAATCGAAAGTGACCGTGACATCTTGAAAAAAACAACAGTTTATTCAGGAGATGAATACTACGGTGTTTACTTGTACGATGACACTAAAGTCGTGAAATTTGGAGGGAATTCGTAATGGGGATGTTATTGCGCCGTCATTCGGAGGATAAACAAAACACAAATTTAGCCGATTTGACAACCAAGGAGCTGAAAGCCTTGGCTAAAGAGAAACACGTTGAAGGTTATTCCACAATGACCAAAGATGAATTGATGGAGGTCCTAAATGCGCTTTAAAGTGTTAAAAGAGTTTACTGATGACGAACTTGGTTTTGTTCATCGTGTTAACGATACCATCGAACTAACCAAGGAACGTCATGAACAGATGAAGAAAAACGCTAAATCGCAAGATGTGAATTTGGCTGATTACATCGAAGAAATCAAGACCAAAGGAGCAGAAGCTCCTGCAAAATAGGGGGCGGATATGCTAGAAGATTTGAAAATATTGACAGGCGAGAGTGATTATAAAATCCTCTCGTCTTTGCTTTTAAGGGCAAAAAATATCATTTTGACTGAAACGAATCGTAGCCAATTGACACCGGCACTTGAAGGAATGCAACTGGAAGTAGCACTCGAGTTGTACAACCGTCAAGGTAGCGAGGGAGAAACATCACGAAGTGAAGGGGGCGTGTCTGTGTCTTATAAAGACGGGCTGTCAGATACTATTTTGAATGGTATTCGGAGCCATAGACTCGCAAGGGTGGCAGGTCGTGCGTTTGAAGCGAAACCGACTGAAACCATATTTGATCCGTAAAGCTGTCATAGTGACGAGTGATGAGGGTATCAAGAAAGCTACTTATAGCGATGTTGCTGCTGAAATACGGGCTGAGATATGGCCTGCTAGTGGTCGCTTACAAGCTGAGAGATACGGTCAGAGATTGGCCTATATTTTGAATTGCTTGGTAGACCGTGAGACTCTTATAGATGAAGGCGATGGCTTTTGCATCAAAAGCGATAAAGTAACCCATAAAGTCATATCTATAAAACGATATACAAACCATCAAGTCTTGGAGTTGGAAAAATGTCGCGATTGATAGGTGCTGGTAGGTTAATCTCAAAGCTCAAACGATTGTCTAGTCAACGACAGACCGAAATCATGGCAAAAGCTGTACACAACGCTGCCAAGAACGTTGTCCAGGCAGATGCAATTTTGCGGGCCCCTGCAAACAAAGATGATTTGCGAATAGGCATAAAGGTACGCATGTCTAAGTCTGGGAATCCGAGAGCTGAAGTGGTTAGCACATCAGACCATGGCGGATTTGTTGAATTTGGTACAGGTCCAAAAGGTGCTGCAAACCACGCAGGTATTTCTCCAAATGTCAGTGTGTCCTATCGTAGTACGCCTTGGTACGTCCATGAATCTCAGATTGATGTGGGCCCTTATCGTTTTCAAAAGATTGGCGAGTTTTATAAGATGTTTGGTCAAGTCGCCCAGCCTTATCTTTATCCAGCCCTCAAGGATAATGAAGAGCGAGTCACGAAGAACATCAATAGATTTGTCAAACGTAAGTTAATTGAAGGGGTCAGCAAATGATAAATATTAAGCCTATTATTTACAAGAAATTAAAAGAAGTTGCGGATAATGTGACAGATACTTATCCGCAAGATTGGGAGAATTTCCCCGTTATCATCTACTTGGAAGAGGAAAACAAGCCTTACGAGATTACAGATGATACAGAACAGATGTCCTATTTGCGCTACAAGGTCGATATTTTCCACAATGATAGCACATCAGAATTAGCAGTAGCGATTGATGCGATTTTTGCATCTCTCGGGCTAAAACGTACATCCAGCGTGGATACACCCGACCCAACGCACTTACGACACAAAGTTATGCGATTTGAAGGGATTTTAGACCTAAACTCCCGAATCGTTTACCAATACAGAATGGAAGGATAAAACATGTTAGCAAACGGAATAAAATTGAAAATGAGTGAGACCAAGGGGTCTGGCTATACAGTTATCGAGGGCTTGAAAGAAGTTCCAGAACTTGGTATTGACCCTGAGAAAGTTGAGAATACGACCCTTGCGGATACCATTAAGCAGTATGAATTTGGTATTGGTGACGCTGGTGAATTGGAATATAAATTCAAGTACGAGAATTCCAAAACGACTTCTAGTTATCGTACTTTGCGCAAGTTGTCTGATTCAAAAGCTATCCGTCACTTTGAGCAAGAGTATCCAGATGGTACAACTGTCCGCTTCTCAGCTCAGATTGCTGTTAAGTTAGGCGGTGGCGGTGTCAACTCTGCTATCGAATTTACATTGAAATTGGCTCTGCAGTCAGATTTGGAATTCACGGACCCAACCGTACTTTAAGGAGGGAATTGAATGACTACACGTAAACCATACATCACTTGGACCGTCAAGGAGACGGACTATAAATTGCGTCTCAGCACTCGTCAAGCCTGTGAAGTCGAAGAAAAATTGGGTGTTAATTTGCTCAAGATTTTCATGCCCAAACCAGGCGAACAGTTCAATCTACCACCTTTGAAGTTCATGTTGTTGGTTGTTCAAGGTGCTTTGCAGAAGTTCCATCATGGTATCAAATTGGATGATGTCTATGACTTGTTCGATGATTACATCGATGAAGGTTATGGACAAACTGAATTGATGACTGACATCATCGTACCATTGTTTGAAGTATCGGGTTTTATTCCTCGGAACAAGGAGAAGGAAGAACCGACGTTGACAGCAGTCGAGTAGGTTCAGGCCCTTGTTCGGTCGCAGAATTGATTAACGGTTTTTATCCTACGGCATTAGATGCAGGGATAGACCCGTTTTCTTTTTGGGAATACACTCTTTTGGAATTGAAAGAGTTGGTTGAGAGTTACAACAGGCAACAATTCCAGAAGCAGAAGGAAATAGCTTCTCATCATTTTATTCAATCGCAGATGATAGCTCGCTTTGTTTCTCTGATGTTTCAGGAAAAAGGTGAAGCGCCGGACATTTGGGAGTTCTATCCTACTTTATTTGAAGAGGATAGGGTTCAGATTGAACAAGCTCGTATTGAGCGTGATTTGAAAATCCATCAGGAGCAGATGAGGGCATACGCAGAAAGAATGAGAGGAAGGTTCACAACTTCCGAATAAGAAGGGAAGGAGGGGAACGATGGCTGTTACGTTAGAGGAGTTGCGAGTGATAGTTGAAGGTGAGATAGCACCGTTTCAGAAGAAGATGAAGCAGTTAGAATCTCAAATGAAACAGACTCAAAACAAGATTGAAAACAGTACAAAAGGCTTGAGAGCAGGCGTTACTAAGCAGGCGAACGGTATCGCTTCGGCATTGGCTGGTTTAGGGAAAATTGCTGCTTTGGCTTATCTAGGACAAAAGATGGTTCAGTTGGGTATGTATTCTACCCAGATGGCGCTCGAAGTCACTGCGTCTGTCAACCAAATCAAGCGACAGATGGGCGAAAGTTCCCAAGCATTTTTAAAATGGATAGATAACAACGCCAACGCTATGAACATGAGCGTCGGTGAAGCTACCAAGTACGGAGCTGTCTATTCCAACCTGTTTTCCAACTTTATCAAGGATTCTAACAAGCTGAGCGCTTATACAGGTAAGATGTTACAGACATCCGCTGTTATTGCCCAAGGTAGCGGACGAACCATGACAGATGTTATGGAACGTATCCGGTCGGGTTTGTTAGGGAACACGGAAGCAATCGAGGACCTTGGAATCAATGTCAACGTCGCTATGATTGAGTCCACAAATGCATTTAAACGATTTGCAAACGGGCGATCATGGCGACAGTTGGACTTCAACACCCAACAACAAATTCGCTTGATGGCTATTTTGGAGCAGGCCACAGCTAAGTACGGAAATACCTTACAGCAGTCTGTAAACGGTCGAATAAGCATGTTCAAGTCGCTGTTAAGCGATGCGGCGCTTAATATTGGCAATGCCATGTTGCCGATAATCAATGCCATGATGCCAGTGCTCAATTCTTTTGCTATGGTGCTAAAGAATGTCACTGCTAAACTCGCTGAGTTTATCGGCTTGATGTTTAACAAAAAAGCCGATGTGAAGAATAGCGCAGTTGGAAACCTTGCTCAGGGTGCACAAAATGCAAATGATGCAGTAGGTGGTCTAGGCGATACCATGGACGGTGTAGATGACGCATCTGGGGGTACCGCAGGCAATCTAGATGATACTGCCAAATCAGCTAAGAAGGCGGCAAAAGAGCTGCTTGGATTAGCAGGATTCGATGAAATCACTACCCTGAATTTGAACAAAGATGACTCGGATGGAGCCGGCAATGGTTCTGGTGGTGGCGGTAAAGGTGGTAAAGGTGGAGGCTCTGGAAGCGGAGCTGACATCTTACCTGAAATAGAATTGACTGATATGGACAACCAGTTTAAGTCCATATTTGACGGATGGGATAAGACTCTACAACCTCTTTTGGATTACCTCTCAAAATTAAAGGACCTGTTTAGAGACGGCTTTAACATGTCGTTCAGAGCTGAGAGTCTTGACCGCTTTAAAACTGCTCTAGCAGGTATCCGGGAGTCTCTAAAAGATATTTTGGCTGACGGCACTGTCTTGCAAGTAGCAGCAAGGTTTGGTGAGAAATTATCCTACGCTCTAGGACAAGGGATGGGAGCTGTCGCAAATGTCGTGATGGGCATTGCGGTATTTATCGCCGAAAGTTTAAATAAATCACTAAACGACACCAAACTGGATATAAAAGGTTGGCTGATACGTCAGTTCGATATAGCAGGCGATGCAGTCGCGAGCATTGGAAATATCGCTCAAATGCTCGGTCAAACGTTTTATGACGTATTTACAAGTGCAGCTGCAACAAACATCGGTGCAGATATTCTTTCAGCGATAACCTATGGGACAATGGGGATTGTTGAAGTTGGTTTAAAATTAGGTCGCGATATACTAAGCGGTATAGAACAAGCGCTAGTTGATAACCAAGATAAAATAACTACTGCTTTAAATGGATTGCTTTCTGCCCTTGAACCTACTTTCGAATCTATCAAAAACTTATTCAAAAATACATTTGAGGGGTTGAGTACAACTTACGATGAGCATGTAAAACCATTCTTTGATTCATTCAATGAAGGTTTTAGTTCTATATTTGGAACTTTGCTAGATAGCTGGAACAATGATGTTCAACCAGTGTTGGATGATATCGGGAAAAAGTTTGCTGATTTATTCGACAATCATATTCAACCGTTTATCGATAATTTTCTATACGCGTTCGGACAAATTATAGACTTCTTAAAGCTACTTTGGGATACCATTCTGGTACCGCTATTTGATTGGATAGCTGCGAACATACTACCAGTACTTGTTCCAATATTCCAAACACTTGCAGAATGGTTCGTGCAAGCGTGGAATGTTGTTTTCGATGTTTTAGGAGCTGTTTTAAAAATCCTAGGCGGTATCATCGAGTTTCTGGTCGGTGTATTTACAGGCGATTGGGAGAAAACGTGGAACGGAATTGTTCAGATTGCTAAAGGAATCTGGGAATTGCTGTCTTCTATTTTCAAGTTCGTTTGGGACGCAATAGTTTCCTTTTTGAAAGGTGTTTGGGATACCATTGTAGCTATATTGCAAGCTGGTTGGGATGCTATTGTTCGAATCTTCCAAGGTATAGGTCCGTGGTTCGGCGAACGTTGGAGAGATATCGAAAACATCTTCTCTAAAGTTGGGCGATGGTTCGGAGATAAGTTTTCTGACGCTTGGAACGGTATTACAAATGCGTTTAGTAATGTGGCTGGTTTCTTTAAAGGAATATTCGATAGCATTGTTGGTTGGTTCACAGATATTGGTAGAGCAGTCGGAGATGCAGTTTCGGGTGCGTTTAAGTCCGGCATGAACGGTGCAATCGCAACAGTTGAAAATGTCGTCAACGGATTTATCGGATTGATAAACGGTGCAATCGGCTTAATCAACAAAATCCCTGGTGTCAATATTGGGCGCATCGGTTATGTCAATCTTCCACGCCTTGCCCGTGGTGGTATCGTGGATAGCCCAACGGTTGCCATGATTGGTGAGGCTGGTAAAGAGGTGGTCATGCCACTGGAAAATACAGGCTTCTTACAAACCATGGGCCGTGTGGTTGGTGGTGCTGTGGTTAATGCCTTGGGCGGAGGCCTGCAACAATCATCTGGATTGCCAAGCGGAGATATCGTTATTGTGATTGGAAGTAGAGAGTTTGGCCGCTTTACTATTGACGAGATTAATAGAGCTCAAGCAGAAGCGGGACAGCTCTTGCTTAACATTTAGGAGGTAAACATGAGTCAATTGATTATCAATGGAGTTACAGTTGTACCTCCTAAATCTTTTCAAGTTTCTGTCAACGATGTGGACGGAGAAACCGGGCGAAACGCTAACGGCGACATGGTCAGGGATAGGATTACAACCAAGCGCAAATTGGAATGCGAGTGGGGGATGTTGACACAGGCTGAGATGGCTCAGATACAGAATGCTGTTCAGCCTGTATTTTTTGAAGTGTCTTACCCAGACCCTATACTTGGGCAGACGTCCAAAACGTTTTATGTCGGCGATAGGACAGCGCCTGCGTATTCATTTACTGAAAAATTTAAGCCCTGGAGCGGTTTAAAATTTAGTTTAATAGAGAGGTAGGGTGGTTGGTACGGTAACATTTAACCAAGCTATGTTAGCTAAAGATAGGGTGTTTGCTATTCGTGCAGGCACCTATACTTCTAGCGACATCAAAGAAGCCAGTTTTAATTATGGATATATCAGCGGTGATGCTTTCAAACCTGGCGGAACAGTTGCTGGTTCGGCTAAATTGACCTTTACATCTATCATTACTAGCTTTAACAAATTGGATAAAGTTTATCCAGAGATAGGACTAAAAGTTGGCGATTCCTTCGAGTGGGTTGCAATGGGTGAGTATTTTGTCAACGATATTAACATCGACCGCAACAGGAATACCACAGAATTAGACCTAATAGATGGGATGTTCAAGCTCAATCAACCTTATATTTCTGACTTGACTTACCCGGCACAGATTAGAGATGTTATTCGCGAAATTTGTGTAAAGACGGGAGTAGAGTTAGAAACAGATGATTTAGGTTTCCGAGCGATTCAGCATCATATCCAATCAAAAGCGGATAAAAAGGACATTACTTTTAGAGAAGTGTTAAGTCAAGCGATTCAGTTGCTTGGCTTTTCTGCTTTTTTCAATAGAAAAGGCAAATTGGAAATTCGTGGGTTGATTGAATCAAATATCACAATTACTGCTGATAATTACTTTTTGCATGGTCTAACTAAAAGTGAACTTATGTACCAGATTGCAGGTATCACTTGCAAGAAAGACAAAGAGACGTTAACGGTCGGCTTGCGAACCGGTCGCTCTTTAGAACTCGAAAACAACTTTATGATACAGAACATCTTAGATGATTTGTATTATGATTTAAAAAACATAAGATATTACCCATACTCGCTTGATTGGCAAGGACACCTAAAATTAGATGTCGGACAATGGGTTACATTAAAAACAAACAAAAACGAGACTTTTAAAGTCCCTGTACTGAGTCAATCTTTTAATTTCAAGGGCGGTCTAAAATCCAAGATTGGTGCGGATAGCAAAGCGGGGAATGATACTCAGTATGCTTATAAGGGATTTTTAGGCAAGCGCATCGAGCAAATGTCTACTGAGATCGAAGCAGAGGTCCAACAGCAACTGGAATATAAGGATAAGGAATTTGATGAAAAAATTAATAAAGTCAAATCTGAAATCAACGACGGCATCGAACAAGCTCAAGCTGAGGCAGAACGTCACGCTGACGCTATTAAACAGAAAATTGATGCGGAAATCGATGCAGTCAACCAATCCATGCAAGCTCAATCAGAGGAACACGACAGACAAGTCGCAGATATTCTGTCCAAAACCCAGTCTGTCGAGTCGCTTGCCAACCAGGCCAAGTCGGATGCAGCAAGCGCCATCGCAAGGGCTAATCAAGTCAAGACCGAAGCTATCGCAGATGCAAGAGCGCAGGTAGCAACGGTCAGTCAAGCCTTAAACACTGCCAAGTCCGAACTGCAGACGGCAATCGCTAGTGCAGACCAAAAGGCTAGGGATAGTCAAGCGAGTGCTACAGCTTTGCGAAACGACCTTAACTTGCAAGCTAGCAAGATTTTGGCACAAGCCCTAGCGCAGACGGCTTTGACCAATCGTGTGTCGACAGTCGAAACTCTGGCAGATGGAACAAGGTCAACAGTCGCAGAACTCTCTAAAACCGTTTCTAAGGCGACAGGAGACATCACTAGCGTTACCAATCGGACAAAGGTTGTTGAAGATGGTCTGGTTGGTGTTAAAAATAGCTATGGAACTATTAGTCAAAAAGTAATCACTCAGACTGGTCAAATTACTAGCATTAATCAAAGAACGGCTCAACTCGAGTCTGGTCTTAATGGCGTTAAAGAGAAGTTCGAAAACATCAAAATCGACTCAAGGAATTACTTTAGCCAGTACTTGGCAAACTATGACACGTCTGGTATTTATGCTATTCGTCTTGTTAGCGAAACACAGCCTATCACGGTTACAGTAACTGACAAGGACACGTCTGTCAATGTATCTGGTTGCTACTTTGGGTTGTTTAAAGATAAGGCTGCCAAACAAGGTGCACAATGGTTTTTATCAAATGGCACTTTGTACAATGCTAAAAAAACAATATCAGGCTGGCCGATACTGGCTGTTTATCCCAAAAACCAAGCTACGCTTGATAAGATTTTCAGCCGTTACAAGGTCATGGTCGAGATTGGGAATATCGCGACCGATTGGGTGCCTGCTGAGGAGGATTTTAGACATGAGCTTGCTACTTATGTCCGAAATGCGGAAGAGGATAGTGCAGAGCTATCTAGACGGATTGAAACTGTAGATGGTAAGGCAGTAGATGCTAAGACCTACGCTCAGCAGACAGCGACTGCAATCAATACTCGATTAGAGAGCCTAGAAACCTACAAGAACGCGGAAGGGACACGAGCTAGTCAGTACTTTACCGCTAGTCGTGATGAGACTGCTCGCCAAGTATCAGCTCTGCGTGTA